AGGGAATCGTCGAATACACCCATGCATTCAGCAATAGAGTAGAGCTCACGCATAACCATGTCGTAAGCCTGGCTGAATTTGCTAGTGACAACAATTACATCATCACCAAAATCAAATTCATCTTCTGAAGCCGCACAGGCTTTATAGACAATGTAGTCAGCATCAATAAGAAGGCTCATTTCCAGAAATCCTCCAAACCAGGCGGACAATTGGGACGTTCAGTTCCACGGAAGTTGGCCCATCGGATGTCCCGAGTCTCTGGATTGACTAGCACCAGCCAAATACCGTCTGGTAGTTTGCCTGCTGGAGAACGCCATGTACCGCTGTCAGGTTTCCAGCGCATGGTTTTCACATCAATGCTGTAGAGCTGGTCATCAATTTTCAGGACCATATCTGTCTTGCCACTGCAACCTGCGTTAGGGAATACTTCAGCTCCACGTTCCCATGCAGACATGATGACGTGTTTTTCCCAGTAATCGCCTTTGCGGTTTAAATCAGTGGACTTCGGCCCAGTTGTTTCCGGTCTTGGCTTCAGCTTCGATGGGGCATCGGAGGTTGTAATACTCTCCAGCTCCTGCTGCGCTGCATACCAAGGATGTTCGTAGATCTTCGACATTATTTGGGTGGGTTTCAAATTGAAGCTCGTCGTGTATGAATGCCAATTGGTGAGCTTCAATACCAATGGATGTAATGGTGTCTTGATTGATGGTCATCCACCTTTTCGCGATCACGCCAGCAGATCCCTGCAGCAGGTAGTTGAGCGCTTTGTGAGGTGAGTCAACTGCAATTGAACGTCCATCAACCAACCGCACATGGCCACACTTAGCCTTATGTTGGATCGCATCAAGTAAAGAATCCAATCCGTCAATCGCAGCAACGAACGCTTCACGAATTTCTTTGCCTTTGGATTTAGCTGCAGAACTGCTGAGAGATGAGTCATAGGAAGTACCAATTTTTTCGTTGCCCGCTCCATAGAGAAAGGCATAAGTAACGGTCTTAACTTCACGCCTGCTGATTCCGATCTTGTCGGCATTTACTTGGTGGATGTCACCGTTGAGGAGAATGTCCGCGTACCGTCCGCCGTCGTAGCGGGCCAGATAGTGACCAAGCATCCGAAGCTCAATGCCAGACAAATCAGCCCCGACAAGCACCATGTTCGGAGAGGCAATGAATAGTTCTCTGTACTCTGGTGCACTAATTACCTGTCCTAAGTTTGGTTTTCTGTGAGCACATCTATGGGTGTTAGTTGCAACGGAACAATGATGATGTATCCGACTAGCACTCGTAGATAGCTTCAGCCATGCGTTGACGCCTTCGGAAATCATCCCCAGTGCCTTGGTAATCGTCAAGCCACGCAGGAACATGGTCGAAACTTCTGTACCAATCTCTGTCAGGGTGATTTCGTCGATAATAGGTTTCCCAGTACCAGTCATCTGGTTCGGGGTCCAGCCATAGTGGGTCTTCAGGATCCATGCAATGTGATCTCTTGAGGTTGGATTGAGTTCTTTTAATCGGGTGAATGTGGCTCCTGGAAAGTAGCCTTGTGTTTTATTAGGTCGTCGAGGAGTGAACTCTGCTCCTGCAACGTAAGGGTGTAACCCTCGTAGTTTCTTACCAAGAGCATGAAGTTCTTCTCCGAGAGTAGATGCAAGTTTCCATGCAGCATCTTCATCAAAGTACCATCCATGTATTTCTTGTTGAGTAAGTATCTGTGAGACTCGGTGCTCTAAAGCTACCCAGTCAGGTATTTGTGGAAATGATGCCAAAGTTTGGTGGTAACAACAACATCTTGCTCCATGTAGGCTTCCATTTCTGGCGACCATGTAGACCAATCAGCAGTCTTTCCAAAGTCACCTTTGTAACACTGCAATCGATGGCCATAAGCTTCTAATGAATGCCGCCCATAGAGCTGTAGCGGCATGTTTTTCCACTTCCTTCGTTGATCTATGGCAAGAATGTCAGCATGAAATAGCCTGCTGAGAAGTAGAGTATCAACGACGCCAGAACGACGATCAAAGAACCCGTAGAGCTTGCTAATTGCAGGGCAATCAAACCCGATAACATTGTGACCAATAATGTGATCCGCATCCTGGAGATACGTGATCCCACGATTGATAGGCTCTTTGTCACCACCTTCGTCATTGAAAACGTGGGTCGTGGTTTCATCGAGATCATAGATACATAAACAGTGGATTTTGGTAAGATCAAAGTAGAGGCCGTTCGTTTCTAAATCGAACACAAGGTTCTTCACTTAGTCTTCCAGCGATAGGTTTTATCCCTAAACTTTGCCCGCTCGACCATTTCGGGTGTGGGAGGTGTAGGACGGCGAAGATCCAGATAGGTACTAGAAATCGGTTGTCGGATCGAAATCGGGTTCAGCTTCATATTCAGTAAATTTGCAAGTTTCGAGGTCGTATTTCAGTTGTCCTGCGACGCCAACTTCGCCAGTAAAACGATTTTTAAGGACTCGCACTGTTGTAAGAGAGTGTTTAGATCCACTCTGCTGATCCCGCTCAAGTGCGATAACTGAATCGCTGAGCTGGGAAATGCCTGAGCTTCCTTTAAGTTGACCCAGAGTGACACGGGCTCCTTCTTCATGGTTGTGATCTGACTGGGTACGGCGTAAGTGAGAGACCAAGAAAAGCGTTATGCCAGTGCGTTCAACCAATGACCTGAGTTTGGTCATGGTTACATCAATCATCCGGCGCTCATCCCCATCCAAACCAGACAACAAGATAGATAGGTGATCTAAAAATATAATCTTGCAGTCGAGTCCAGTAGCCATGTATTCAATCCTGTTGTAGATGACATCAGGATCAAAAGAACCAAAGCCGTCGAGAAGAAAAAGATTCCACTTAGCAAGAGTCTCCTCATATGCTTTGGCGAGATCAGTTCGTTCATGTTCTCCAATGTGAAGTTGTTTACCTAAAGCAGCGGACATCAAGCCCAGTGCTGTGCGTTTGTTGGACTCTTCAAGAAAGATTCCGCCAACCTTGGCTCCTTGCTCAAGCAAGTGAGTCATGATTAGGCGACACACTGAACTTTTCCCAACACCACTACCAGCAGTCCAGGTCACAAGCTCTCCATAACGGATACCGTGGAGCATCTTGTTTAACCCTTTGAACGGGTAGTCGTAATCGTTTGGAGGGTTCGGTGTGGTTACAAGCTCCAATAGAGACTTGCCATCGATGATGCCATCAGGTCTGTAAGGCTTTGCATCCCAGACAGCTCGCGTAATAGACGCAAGATCATCTGCCTGTAATGCATCCGAGGCATCCTTGTATCCCTCAAGAAAATTGATGAATACCTTGCCGGGTGGTAGTACCGACGCAGCCTCCTTCGCCGCAGAGCGGCCTGCTTCGTCGTTGTCGAAAAGCAATACGACCTTTGTATAGCCCTGGAGCCATTCAAGATTCGCTTTGATGCTCTTCTTGGCTGCGGCTGATCCGTTCGGGAGAGAAACAACGGGCCACGTCCTGAGAACTTGATAGACGCTTGCGGCATCTAACTCACCCTCTGTGATAACAACCATCTTCCCTTGACTAGGCCAAAGGTGTTGCCCAAAGAATGTGCCTTCTGTAATCCCTTCATATCGAAATATCTTGTCCTTTGTTTTAGTCTTACATCCAACTAGCTCCCCATCTGCACTGTGATAATAGAAGCGCAGTCGATCACCGTCTTTGTGGATCCTGTACTTCTGACAAGTTGATTCCGAAATGTTCCGTCTGTTGAGTCTGGTGGGAAAACCCTCCAGTGAAACCCTTTGATTGGACATTGTGGTTCGTATGGGATCACCTTCAGCTGGTGTGTATGTGTTACAGGAAAAGCAGAATTGATGGCCATCAGAATAGATGGAATTAGCATCACTACTGTTGCAATGTGGGCACGGGGAATGCCTGACGAACTCGCTCTCGGATTCGTTCAACCTTTCGGACAGTGTTGGCATAGTGGTTTACAGCTTCATCAAGTGCTTCGCCCAGTCCATTCAGTAGAGCCGTCTCATTGTTCGGTTCTTCTTCTAGAACATCTTCAATCAAGTCACGGAACAGAGATTTAAACTGTTCCTGGGTGGTTAGGTCAGCCATTCAATAGGGATGGAATGAAATGCAGCCCACGGGATGCCATGTTTTTCGCAGAACATCGAGTAGGTAGTTTTGGATCCTTTGTAGATTTTGTTACTGGGGGATTGGAACACCATCCGTAGATCCAAATCGGGGTGTTCTTTCTTCACCTGAAGTATCTTGCGACGATCAGCTGATTCCCACAAACCCTTCGCCTCAATGTGAACGCCGTTTGGCAAGACGAAATCAGGGCAATATTGACACTGAAGTGTGTAGGCAATCCTGATAGGTTCGTATTCATAAATGACCCCCAGGTTGGAGAAGAGATCAGCGATCCGCTCCTCCAATCCCGAGCGGTATTTAGTCATCAATCGCCTTTTCTACGATCTCCTCAACGATCTCACTAACAGCTCGACGGATCTCATACTTGAAATCAGATCGGTCAGCCTTGTAGCGGACAACCTCGATGGGAGGAATCGTGATGCTAAAGGTGCCTTTGTAGAGACCCAGCTCGTGGTCTTTTTCAATATCAAAATTAGAAGTCATCGTCACCAGGCAATACGGATTCGGGGATGTCAGTGATTACGTTCGGATCACCAACCTTGAAGCCTTCGGTCTTACCAAACAGGCTTGCCACGTCCTCCTGTGAGGCCGTTCCAGCATCGACACCAGCAGAATTACCAGCAGAGATAACTTGGACGCCTTGCAGGACCAGACGGGTGCCGTAGGTGACGCCATCCTTCAGAACATAGGGCTTCTGATAGAAGGCAAGCTTGACCCGAGAGCCACCAAACAATGGTGTGTTCTCATCAGTGATGTGAGTTCCCTCACTGTCTACAACGACAACAGGATCTTTGTTTGGATCCCAACTGAAC